AAACATGAACATATTTTACCTGAGTCAGAATCCTGAGATTGCTGCATCATATCACTGTGACAAGCACTGCGTAAAGATGATACTTGAGACAACTCAAATATTATCTGCAGTGCATCACCGTTATGGAAGCACTTTAGCTCCATACAAAGAGACTCACAAGAATCACCCAAGCACTTTATGGGCAGGAGATTCTTTTGAGAATTATGTTTGGCTACGAGAGCTTGGCATTGAGCTTTGTAAAGAGTACAGTAGGCGCTATGGTAATAAAACGCATAAGTGTCAATCGTACTTGACTAATGAGCTATATAGTCCACCTAACGGTATTCCAATACACGGATTTACCGATCCACCTCAGTGTATGCCTGATGAGTGTAAAATCGAAGACAACACGGTATTAGCTTATCAGAATTACTATCGGATGAAGAAAGTAGCATTTGCAGTGTGGAAGTATTCACAAAAACCTAAATTTATGGAGGAAGTATAATGGCAACTAAATCAACAGTAAAGAAAGTAAAGAACGGTGCTTTGACTAAGAACGGTAAGCCTAAAGCTAAGGCGATGAGCGAGTCTCAGTTAGTCGATGCTATTAATAAATGTTCAGCATCAAAGAACGCAACATCAAAGTTTGGTAAAGTTTTAGCTAAGCTGAAGAGCGTACTAGCTTACAAACAAAGAATTAAATCAGTGTAACTGATGAGTCCTAATGGACGAAACCTCGGGAGAGGTCTTACACATTATAAAGGAGGAACTATTGAATCAAAACTTAGAGAAGTTCCACGAGTCGATAATGTTCGACAAAGGTGTAGAACGGTATGACCGTAACTACAATAAAGCTGAGGAGAAGGGAAGACCAACTCCACCAGAGCAGTCATATAAACGAGAGTTGTTCGAAGATTCAATACTAGAGTTAAAGTATCGCTCTGAGACGGTTCCCGTTCGTGCTAGAGAAGCAGAATGGCAAAGAGATGTTAAGTCAGTAGGCGCAGAGAACTGTATTAACGTAGCCTATGATTTTCTTATGTACAATACTAGAGGCAACAAGAAGAAGACTACAGTTGTTTCTTGTGCAGAATACATCGGTAAGATGTCTCTGTCTCTTCAACTTGACATAAAAGATTTGTCTTCTAAAGATGACGTACAAAGGTGTGTCAGACTTGGGGTTGAGATAATAAACGCCATTGTTTCTATTCCACACCCAGCATTTGAGCTTACAGAAACAGAAAGAGAAGGGTCTCACTATAAGCAAAGTGAGATCGTTTGGACTCAAAGAGCTTTAGATCGAATAAAAGATATCTACGAGGATCAGAGATATGGTTCTCCGATGTTCTCACCGATGGTAGTACCACCAAAATCAATACTTGAGGGTTGCTATTATGATGAGAGGGTTGCTAGTAGAATGTCTTTATCTAGCTCAAGAGGTCCATCTCAAGGAGCTAAAATTCGTGAGTCTGCTGTCCTTGGTGCTAAATGGGCAAAAGCTGTAGATCTTATTCAAAGTGTCGGTCTTAAACTGAACACTGAGATGCTTCTTATAATTCAGAAAGCATATCAAAAGAATGTGATCTCGGTTGACTCAGAGAGCGGTGCCAAGACTAGACCATTTCCTAAGCTTCCTCCCTCCATCATTCCAAACGGATTGACAAAAAGGGAGTCTAATGAATTGAAGTCACTTCAGGGTACATTTCTCGGTGAATTCAATGAAGCTCGTGAGTTTGCTAAAGAAGAGGTGATATATCTTCCAGCATTTGTAGACTTTCGAGGTCGAGTGTATGCGGTACCTAAGCTTAACCATCAGTCCGTTGACTGGATGAAGTCTCTTTGGTTATTTGCAGAAGGTAAGCCTATCGACAGCTCCGATGCAGGTAAATGGTTGAAGATTCATCTTGCCAACTGCGGTGATTTCGATAAGATATCTAAAGCATCTTTTGATGATCGAGTCAAGTGGGTTGATGTTAACCATGATAGAATCATAAAGTATGCCCTTGATCCGTTCGAAGACACAGAATGGTTTTATAACGCTTCAGAGCCTTTCTCTTTTACAGCTGCATGTATAGAATATCGCAAATGGATGACTCAAGGGTCTTCATATATTTGTCATCTTCCTGTAGCAGTGGATGGAAGTAATTCTGGATTACAACACTTCAGTGCCATGGCTAGGGACACCTTCACAGGCAGAGCCGTGAATCTTATACCAATGGATAAGCCACAGGATGTATATCAAGTTGCAGCAAACTATCTGCTAGAGATTCTAGAATTAAATAAAGAAGATGAACTAGCTAGAGAGTGGTTAGAATTTGGTATCACTAGAAAGACCACAAAGAGAGCAACCATGACTATTTGTTATGGGTCTCGTAAAGGTGGTGTAACTGTTGATAAAGCATCCCGTAAGATGAAGACGTTTGGTTGGACAGAACAGCTCATGACAGACATAATAGCTGGAAGTGAGCATAGATTCAAAAATCCAACTAAGTCCGCGGCATATCTTGCAAACCATTTGGACACGGTTCTTCGAAAGATAGCACCAAAGCCAATGGAGATTATGGATTGGTTACAGAAAGTAGCTGGAATTCTATGTAAGTTTGAGAAACCAGTTTATTGGACAACACCGATGAACTTTCCTGTGACAAATGCATACTACAAAACCAAAGAAGCCAGACTTTCTACAATTGAACGTGGTCGTAGAGTTCTTGTAAGATATAACTACGGTTCCACTGGAGAACTTGTAGGATCAAAGCAGAGAAACTCTATGTCTCCAAATTTTGTACACAGTTGCGATGCTGCACATTTACAGCTAACAGCTATAAAATCTAAAGAAGCAGGAATTAATAGTTTCTTGTTGATTCACGATTCTTTCAGTTGTTTACCATCTGATATGGAAAAGTTTCATCAGATAACTACCGATTCGCTCGTAGAGATGTATACAAATTGGGATGCAATCAATGAGTTGTACTTAAGTGCCATTAGGACAGTTGGCGTAGAAAATGCACATTTCATACCAGAACCACCAAAATACGGTGACTTGGACTTAGAGAAGGTGAGAGATTCTAAATATGCCTTTGCTTGACTCAGTGCCACTTAAGCGGTTAACAAATTTCAGCCTATCTGAAGAGATCTTATGATCGAAACCACCCTTCGGGGTGGTCATAGGCAATGTGTTCACATGTCGTGATCACGGGATCCTAGTAATCTATAGGAGACATTTATGTCGATGAATCAATATTTTGCAATCAAAGCCATGTTAACAGACCCAATCAAAGGTGCTACCGTGGCTGATATTGAAGAGTTTAACGTAAGTAATGTTCCACAAGTTATTCAGCAATTGCGTAACAAGGGTCATGAAGTTGTTTCTCTCAAGCGGAACGGAGTAAATTTCTACACTCTTCCGTACGGTACACGTGACCAAGCAAGTAATCTCAGTAAAGCTCAACGTGAGCAGATTGAGATTAGCGTTGGAATTCAACAAGTTTTTAACTAAGCAGTATTTAAGCTAAGGTCAGATCGAGATCTTAGCTTTTTTCTATTTGTCGATCAACTTCAACTCAGGAGAGTTTTTATGGCAACAAAGCCAAAAGCAGTAATCACCCCTCGTGGCGTAGCAATGTATCCTTGGTTAACTAAACCAGACACAAAGTTTGACGCAGCAGGAATCTATAAAGTTTCCCTTTCACTTCCTTCAGGTGAAGCTTCTACACAAGAACTCACGGAGAAGATTCGTGATGCCTACACAGAAGAGTTTGGAAACAAGAAAATTGCAAAAGCCAATTTCCCATTCAAAGAGGACGGTGAAGGTAATACCGTATTCAATTTCAAATCCCGTAACAAGCCAAAGATTTACAATTCAAAAGGACAGCTCATAGCTAATCCTGATTCTTTGAAAATTGGTGGTGGTACGGTAGCCAAGATTAGCTTCACGATGTCAGCATATGATAAGGGAAGCAACACTGGGGTTGTACTATATCTGAACGCTTTTCAGATTATTCAACTTGCAGAGTACACATCTGGTTCTTCTAGCTTCGGTGATGAGGGCGACAGCTTCACGGATAACCCACAGGTTAATGAACCCGTCGAAGAGGAATTAGATGAAACCAAAGATTTCTAAAGATAAAGCTTCTTGGATTGCTGGGTACAGAAGTGGATTAGAAGATGTAATAGCTGAACAGCTAAAAGAAGCTGGCATTAAATTCGAATATGAGGCTGTAAAGATCAAATATGAGAAGCCAGTTTCTAAACATACTTACACTCCTGACTTTGTGCTTTCCTCAGGTATTATTATAGAAACTAAAGGAAGGCTGTTACTTGCAGACAGAAAGAAACATCTTTTGATCAAGCAACAGCATCCTTCTTTGGATATTAGGTTCTGTTTTCAAAACGCCAAGAACAAAATTTCTGCTGGATCCCCAACAACGTATGCGGATTGGGCAGAGAAGAACGGTTTTAAGTGGTGTAATAGAACAATTCCTAAAGAATGGTTAATGGAGTAACATGCAAGACAATTCAACAGAAGAAAGTAAGAAGTTTATACGACACGAGCCTTGTCAAGACTGTGGATCATCGGACGCCAAAGGTGTCTACGCAGATGAATCTACATATTGCTTTTCTTGTGGAAAATATCACTCTCCAAAGACAGAAAAAAGAGATGTGGTGAAAGAAGCTGCGACAACTAAATCTGTTGGTTCTCTTAAACAATATGATGATTTAGTCGTTGCACCTCTAGAAGCCAGAGGGATCACTCAGGAGACTTGTGATAAATTTGGTGTGAGAGTTGGTAAAATAAATGGGAAGACTGTTCAAGCTTTTCCATTTTACAATGATGGTAAACTTATTGCGTTCAAAACCAAAGACAGAGATAAAAATTTCTCTATAGTTGGTTCAGGAACAAAGTTATCATTCTTTGGTCAACACTTGTGGAAACTTCGTGGAAAGAAACTGGTTGTAACTGAAGGTGAGATAGATTGTTTAACAATTAGTCAGTTACAGGGAAACCAGTGGCCAGTGGTTTCAATCCCAACAGGTGCCGTATCTGCCGTCAAAACTTTTAGACAAAATCTAGAATGGCTTGATGGTTGGGAGGAAGTTGTCATCATGTTTGACATGGATGATGCGGGTAAAGAAGCTGCAAAGAAATGCGCAGAGATTCTCCGTCCAGGTCAAGCCAAGATAGCTTCTTATCCGTTGAAAGATGCCAATGAGATGCTTCTTGCTGGTCGGTCTAAAGAGCTGATGCAATCTATGTGGGATGCTAAAGAGTATCGACCAGACGGTATCATCGCTGCAAAAGAACTCTGGAGTAAGATTGCTCAAGAAGATGCTGTGGCTACAGTCATGTATCCATACAAAGACTTGAACCACAAGACTAAAGGACTCCGTCGAGGTGAGCTAGTGACGGTTACTTCAGGATCTGGCATGGGTAAGTCTGCGTTTGTACGTGAGCTTGCTATGCATTTACTTCAAGAGAAGCAGACCGTTGGCTTATTGTTTCTAGAGGAAAACCCTCGAAGAACAATGTTAGGTCTGATGGGGATTTATTTGAACACACCTCTCCACATTAGCCGTGAAGGAATTACAATTCCACAAATGAGAGAAGCCTATGATTATCTTGTCAAAGATGATCGTCTGTTTCTTTATGATCACTTCGGTTCTACCGATGTTGAGAATTTGTTGAATAAGATTCGATACATGGCTCGTGGTATGGGTTGTCAGTGGATTATTCTTGATCATTTGTCAATCATTGTATCAGGAATTGCCGACGGAGATGAGCGTAGACTCATCGACAACACTATGACACAGTTAAGAACTCTCGTAGAAGAGACGGGCATTGGTTTAATTCTAGTATCTCACTTGAAAAGAACTAATGGCGACACAAGTCATGAGGAAGGTGGTCAGACAAGTCTGTCACAATTGCGTGGATCACATGCGATTGCACAACTGTCGGACATGGTTATTGGTCTCGAAAGAAATCAACAATCAACCACACAGTCAAACGTGTCAACGATACGTGTTCTAAAGAATAGATTCTCGGGTTTTACTGGAGAGGCAGGTAAACTTGTTTATGATCCACACACAGGACGATTGTCCGAAAAGTCTGGGTTTAAAGAAGAGAAGACTGCAAGCACAGAATCAACCGAGTTCTAGCAAGTATATTGCC